GAAGGTGTCGGAGAAGAAGGTCGTGCCGCCGTAGACGAACTTGATGTCGCTGCGGGCGCTGCCCAGGGAGAAGCCGGCAGTGGTCGAGGCGGGCAGGCTGGCCACGAAGGAGAGTCCGTTGATGGCCATGGTGATGGTGCAGGGGTAGACCACGCCCGCCGCGTCGATGATGTCGGAAGTGACAGTCGTCGTGAGCAGGTTCGCGGGACCGCCGGCCGCCGGGGTGTAGGTCACAGTCCCCGAGTAGGTCGTGCCGCGCTTGAAGGTGACAGTGTTACTCATCCTACCCTTGGCGGGGGGGTCAAACCTCTACAGTCGCACCGCTCGAGTCCTTGGTATAGCCCGACCAGACACCCAACCAGTCTTCCCACTGCGCGCTATAGTTAGGGGAGCCAACCCAGACGGGTGGGCCGTCTTCGGCAATATAGGGGTAATCCCCTTGATGGTTAATCGGGTACGGCATCGTGAACTGACCGAGGAGCTTCTGCTCGACTAGGAAGGTGTTGTCTTCCCAAGTAAGGGTAGCCACCTTGTACCGCTGGCAGTTATAATTGTATGGGTAGAGGGTACCCCCTGCCGCATAGTTGATGAGGGTAGTGCCTGTTGGTGTTTCCACTTCTAGGCTGTCATAGGGTAACACGTTGCGGACGATGATCTGGTCGCTGGCCCCGTTGAAATACCGGCTTTTCACTTCTGCGTCCGACCCGTCGGCCATGATAGCCAGGTACGGGACGATGGAAACGTCTAGGTTGGCGCACCCAATGATGTAGACGCCCCACGAGTCAGACCCACCCTCAACGCTCGCAGGCTGGATCTGCACGTAACCCCCTAGGTCAACTAGCGGGCTTTCGCTTACCTCAGCGAACGGGCCAGTGGTCTTGCTACTTGTTGGAAAAGCAAAGAACTTTCGGACCTCAGCTTGTGCGCTGGCATTTACAAAAGGGTCGTTTGCGCGGTACAGCAGCCAGTGCACAAACCCCTTGCGCACCTGCACCCCATAACCAGCGCCCGTCGGCATGATGGTGACGCGGAACTGCTCCGGGTCGCCGGCCAGCTGCGGGTCGTCAATGGTCAGGGAGGTTCCGTTCTGCCCCGCGCTCAAGGTGTAGCCGTTGCCGGGTTGCATCTTTAGGCTAGGATGGGGTAGACCTCAGGCACCCAGCCCTCGTTGGAGTAGCGGATGGTGTAGCTGATTTTGTAGACGTTCAGCGCATAGTCCTCGAAGTTGACGCTGGCCAGCAGGAGCTTGGCGCCGGCCGGACCCGTAAACATGGTGCCCATGTAGTTGGGCAGGAGCACCGGCAGGTTGCTGTTCCAGGTCTGGTCGTTGGAGGAGTAGCCCACCGCGTCACGCATGGCTTGTACCACATTGGCGCCTAAGGCGCTGTCTTCCCCGCCCTTGACATAGATGACGCCCGAGAAGCCCGTCGTCGGGGAGAGGTAGGACTTGCGGCCGTAGTAGTACTTGTAGTTAGGGTCGAGGAAGCCGACGAACTGGCCCCCAATCTTCTGGGTAAAGTGCGCCCCGTTCTCGCCTTTGTAGAGCGTCCCCGTGTCGCTGGTCTTCGCCTTAAAAGTGCTGGCCTCGTAGATCGGTTCCGCAGCCGTGCCCGAGCCGACGCCCGCGATGACTCCAACGCCGTCTTCTAATTCAAAGAAGTTGCGGTGGGTCTCGATAGGTTCGCTGCTCGTGGCCACGGCGCCGGAGACGTTAGGCTCAGTGACAGTGGGCTCTCCTTCCCCAGGGACCACGCCAGTGTTGATGCCGACGTACTCGATGGCCAACGTGGCAACGCCGTTCTTGTCGTAGGTCGCAGTCACGCGGTTCGACCACATAAAAGTATCGAAGGGCGCCACTGGGTGAGGCAGGCCGCGCTCGAACTCAGCGATGACCACGGCATACTCGCGGTCCAATTTGAAAGTACATTTACCCGTCCATAGGCCATAGCCATCCTGCTGGACTGTCCAACCTGATTGAAGGACCGGGCTGGATAGGTCGTTTCCTTTGTCGATGCGTGCCATGTTAAGAGACGTTGGTGGTCTGGTAGTAGACGTTTTTAGAGGCGTTGCCGTTGGTCTGGTCCTTGGTGAAGTCCGAAGACGTGCCGGCGGCCGCCGCGATTACGGCCAGGTATTCGTTGGCCATCTTCTGCAGCTCGACCTGCTGGTTGAGGAGGTTCATCTGGGGCGAGTCGCCCACGCCGAAAACGGAGTTGTCGCCAGTAAAGATGCCGACGGCGGCGGCGGCCTTCTTCTTCTCAGCTTCGGCCTTGGCGGCGGCGGCCTTGTCCTGCTCATCTTTTAGCGCCGTCCTCATGTCGGCCTCCACGATCTTGGCGACCGCGTCCTGCACGTACTTGAACTTGGCCAGCGCCGCCTCACTCATGCCAGGACCTTCGTCCCCGGTGTCGGCCGCCTTGAAAAAGTATTCTCGGCCACGGGGGTCGCGCTTCAGGAACTCCTCGGTGACAGTCTCGCGGGCGGTGGCGGCCTGCTCTTTCTCCTTCTCCGTGCGCAGGTCCACCTGCAGCTTCTGGGCCATGTACCGCGTCGTCGGGTCCACAGGAGAAGTCTTGAGCTCCTCGACCTTGATGCCGGCGGCGAAGTCCACCGCGTCCTTGGCATCCTGCCGGGCCTTGGCGATGGCGCCAGAGATGAAGCTGACCGCCTGCTGCACGAGTACCATCGGCGCAAGGAAGCCCATGAAGAGGTCTTTGCCGAACTCGGTGAACTTCTTGCCGATGGCCTGCGTCTGGCGGTCCATCTCGGACATGGCCTTCTTTGCCTTGTCCACCTGCTGAGGCACGTCAGACGTGCCCTTGATGCTATAGTTGACGTCCGTGCTCATCCTACCCTTGGGAAGTGGTAAAAGCCGCCATGGCCTCCTCGTCTTCCGTCGTCAGTAGGTTGACCTCCACCCCCTTGAGCCCGGAGAAGGTCGTCGATAGCCAGATGGCCTGACACTCGGGCATAGTCCACGCACGCTCCTCGGGCACGCCGTTGGTGATCAGGTTGGCCACTAGGTTAAGCACCCAGGGCATGCCGCTCACGCGCTGCTCTAGTTTGCCCGTATCCCAGAACTTCGGCCAATGGGACTCGAGCATGTAAGTGCGGAAGGCCATACAGTCGTGGGCTAGCTTCACCTCGTCCTTGGCCCATAGGTAGAGCAGGGCCTTGTCTTTCCCAGTCACGTCGTCGATGGGCAGGCCGGCGCACGTCTTGATTGCCGCGAGCATGTGCCCGGTCGTGTACTCGGCCGGCTCGACGAAGGGCGAGTTGATGGCGTGCAGCCGTACCCGGTGACGCAGGCAGAAGGGAGGCAGCCGATACCCGAGGAAGTCAACTTCCTGCGGATCAGTAAAGGCTAAGGCGAAGCGGCGGTCCATGCCCTACGCTTTAAGCGTAGGAAGCGATGCCGTCAACCTGGCGGAACTTGATGCTGACCCGGACGAAGTCCTTGTTGCTGCCCTTTTCGGACACGGACTCGATGCAACCCGTGATGCTCTGGGAAACGCCCACGTCCGTCTTCATGGCAATCGTGATGGCCGCGCCGACCTCCGGCATGTCCGTGGTCTTGGCGATGCCTTCCACAGTGCCGGTCCGCTCCACGCCGTCATAACGGAGGGTGATAGTCACGCCTGTCTCGTCGGCCACCTTGTCGTTCAGCTCGAAAGCCTTATCGACGCTGACGCTCTGGCAGATGAAGTTGGAAATGCCGGCCTGCACGGCCACGCCGTACAACACCGAAACGCCTTTGAGGATAGCAGCCATGGGTGGTTCTTACCCTTGGCGGCTCGGTCAAGGCGCAAGGACGCAGAGGACCGACACCCGCAGGACAGTCGCCCAGGCACCCGTCTGCTCGTCCAGCCCCTGGTCTTCCGAGACCACTGTCACGTCGTACAGGGCCGCGTCGCCTTGGCTGGAGAACTGGGTAGTCATGGCCGCCACGTCCGACAGGGTGGCCACCATGGCCGCCGCCCGGGCCCGGTGGGTCGTCAGGGTCACGTCGTTGGCGTTGTCGTGCAGGACCGCCCGCACCTGGCAGTCGTAATTCCCGAGGCCGTCAGGCAGGCCAGCAGGGG